CCGGGCGCCGCCCCAACGGGCCAGAAACTCCTGATAGATCCGTTCGTGAAACCCGTCCTCTTGCGCCTTGGTTTCAAGCCACTGAAAACCGGATTTGAACCGGTCGAACATGGCCTCTGCCTGATCGCGCATGATCTGGCGATATAGGCCCCTCAGCGCCTCCTCGACGTGCCGGAAGTGATCGAGCGGCGGATCTGCTCGGCCACCTGTCGGGATGCCTCGCGCGACTTCCTCCATAGCCTTGCGGATAGCGGCGGCAATGGCCGGGGCGCGTTTCTCTGATACCTTGGCTTGTCGCTCATTGTCCGCGAGTACCTGTTCGATAGGGTCCATCAAGGGGGCCTTTCATTGCGCGATCCCGAGCACCGCCAGCCCGGACAGGATTAGGACGCTGATGGCGCCTGCATTCACTCGGACCCAATCACCCCGGCGCCACTCTTTCAGCGGATAGCGGTGCCGTGTGACGGCGATAGCGATCCCGTAGGCCAGAGCCCACACGGCGGCAGTGATGGCGAGGAGCTCAGCCACCGTATGCGATCCGGGATAGCAGGGCCTTGCCCTCCTCAGTGTTCAGGGCGGCGTCGTTCCGGTTTGTGGGCGCCAATAGGCGGTTGCCGTCCTCGCCCGGGACCACTTCCTCGAGTTTGGGATATCCCTTGGCCTCGCGGCGCTCGTTGATCGTCAATTCTTGGCTCTTGTCGATCATGTCCCATTTTTCTTGCCGCTTGTCCGCAATCGCCGGGATGCTGTCGAGGTTGGGCAGGATGTAGACGCCGTTAAACGGCTCCTCAAACCACGGATTGAACGCCCCTAGGAGCATTCCCAGCAAGGGAATAACCGTGTCTTCATAGAAGGCCAGACGCGCCTCCTTATAGTTCGAGTAGGTGTTATCCCCCGGGATGTTCAACAGCTGGGGCGGTACGCCGAACGCGAGCGACACGTCCCGGGCGCTCGAGAACTTTGTCTCGAGGATCGACATATCGGCCGGGCTGAGGCCCATCTGTTGCCACGTCATTCCGCCCTCTAGCAGGAGCGGCCGCCCGGCGTTCGTGGCGCCTTGATACTGCTCCTCTACCTGCGCTTTCAGGCGCTTAAACTGATCATCCCCCAGCGTGCCCTCTTTCAGGCTCAGGGCGCCGGAAGGGCGTGCCGAGTTCTGCAGGAGGGCCTGCATCCATTTCATGCTTTCGTTGTTCTGGTCGACCGCAAAGGCGCCCGCCTCGATTGGGCTCATTCCGTAGAAATCATCCAGCGGATTGAATGTTTTCATGTGCAGAATTGGGCCTTTGCCGGTAATGGGATCGACCTGCCAGAACACTTTACGGGAATTGTGCTGGTAGACGAAACGGTCGACAAGGCCCTCGCCGTTCGGAACCACTTTCATGCGGTCAGACCGCAGCGAATAGAGCTCCTGCGGAAGCCCCCGTAGGTTCTCGGCCGCCTCGACGTAGGTGTTGCCGGATAGCAGGAGATAGCTGACGACGGATCGCAGGAACTCGCCGCCGTTCTGTTGCGGGTTGGGCTTTTTCCACAGGGTTTTAAGCGGGTGATCGCCTTCGACCAGTTTGTCGCCCTGCCAGAACTCCCACTCGATAGACGCCACGGCATCTGCGACCCGGTTGACCGCCTGATAGGCGACCACGTTCATCTGATAGCCTTCCTTCGCCAGTTTGGCGTAATCGCGGGGCGTCCAGCGGGGTTGCCCGGGGTTCATCACCAGAAGCCGCGACGCCTCGCTCGCCTTGGTCCGCAGAAAATCAAACATGCCCATCTGTCAAAGGCTCCTTACGTTTGGCGAGCCGAGGCTTGCCTTGATTAGCGGGGCGGCCGCATAGCGCCCGGCGTCGATCCAGTGGTTATCCTTGTCCTCGATCACAGGCAGGACGTCACCGGCTTTGTTGGTCTTGTAGGAGTAGCGTTTGCATTCCTTCAAAAACGGCGTTGCGTGGTCGGTGTGAACAACGATTTCATCAAACTGCCTATACCACGCGACCCCATCCTCGACCGATCCGGGCCACTTTGCAGCCGCACTATAGCGCCCCGAGCCGTTTTTGTTGAGGTAAGAAATACTCTCTGGCCGGGCGTTGTCGCACCGCACGCTGTAGCGATCCCAGTCGGGGATGCGCTCGAGGATGTATTGTTCGGTGACGTCCAGATCGAGCGACACGGTGCCCACGGCGTAATGCACATAGAGCGATTTGCCCCAGACATAGAGCCGGATCGCCGCCAATGGGTCATTCGCAAAGCCGAAATCAAGGCCCTGATAAGGACCGTCCCAATAGGGTTGAACCTCGAAACGCTCCGCCCTGTAGAGGCCTTTCAGGACATTGGCGTCGGAGATTGTCCGGTAATCGCCACCCCAGACCCAAGCGGCCTTTTCTGGGTCGCGGCGATAAAGTTCGTCGCGCTCTTTGCGTAGGACGTCAGGAAGCCACGGGTTTGTGTGGGAGGAGCATTCAATAACGATTGCCTCCTCCTCAGATACCCGGTTTTTGCCCCGGAACATGGCGTCTACCGGGTCTTCTGGGTCTTCTGGGTTCCACGTAAATATGAGCTCGGACCCAGCGACGCGGATCGTCGGGATCAGCAGATCAATAGCGTATTGAGAGGCTGTGTGCGCTTCCTCCCACCACGCCAGACTGTAGCCCTGCAGCGACTTGATGTTTGCAGCGTTAAATTGCTGCATCCCCTTGAACTCGATCCGCCCGCCGGTCATGGGGTGTTCAATGTGGGTTTTGAGGATACGGAACTGTCCGCGCAGGCCGTGGGTGTCGATCCGCTCCTCGATCAAGGCCTTGGACGACTGTTCAAGGGACGTCTGGATCTCTCGAACGCAGAGCGCCTTGGCCCCGGCCATCACTTTTGCGATCACATAGTCGGCCGCGAAATATGACTTGGTGCCGCCTCGACCCCCAAACAGGGCTTTGTATCGGCGCGGCTCGAGGGCCGGAACCAACACCTCGGCGACCTCGATCTCCAATTCGTCGAGAGGAGGGCCGCCGTTATGTCCCATATCGGGGGGCGTGTAGATCTCATCCTCGCCGAGATCCCCCCAGACGTCGAACGCCATATCGTTCAACTCTCTGGCTCCTCTGCAGGCTTAACGACTTTCCAATTGATAGTTTTGACCCGCTCGCTATCGCCGATCTTTCCGAGCTCCTGCCGGTCGGCGTAATCCTCGGGGAAGCGTGCCGCCATGCTCTTGCCCCAGACGTTGCCGCCGATCATGGCGTTTGCAGATCCATCCTGCGCGCGACCCTCCCACCAAGCCTGCGCCAGCGTGTCGGCGCGCTCGAGGATATCGGCAAACCGGGGGTGCGTCGCAGCCCACCGGTTCAGTGTCTTGCGGCTGATCCCGATGCAAGCGGCGATCTGTGTCCGCGAATAGCCGTGGGCCCCGCACTCTAGGGCGAGGTGATCCACGGCGTCTGCGTGTCTTAGGTATCGGTCGACTTGTACCATGCGCGCAATTTACCAGTCTTTCGGGGCCCGTACAACGTAACGCCGAACACAACCGTTTACCAGCTGTCCCGACGCGACCGGCTCGACGCCCCACACCTGCAGGAACTTCGCAGCTGCCCCGGGCGACGCTGGACGGTGAACGGTTTCTCTGTAGACCCGCAGGCCGCGCCGCTTGTTGCGCTTCTTCGATACCCAGAGCACCGCGTCGATATCGCCGTGATGCCCGATCAGGATGCGGAACCGCAGGCCCTGCATGTTGCCCTGTACCGCCATGTATCCATCAAACCCCTCGATCACTGGGGGTTTGTCGTCGAGGTAGTCCTGCAGCGGGAGCAGCAGGGCGGCGATCTTGGTGTCTAGGTCGGTCATGGCTTCACCCCCGCGAACAGAGCGATCAGGCGGTCTGTAATCGTCAAATCCCGTGCAACCTGTGGTTTAGGCGTAGCCCTAAGAACCGGCCGCTTATTAGAGGCAGGCGGTCGGGAGCTCTCCCGCCTCTCTTGTTCGATCAACCGGGCCTCATCATGAGCCCACTTCACCATGTTGACGGCGATCCGTCTGGCATCGCTCCCCGATAGCTTTGATGCCTGCATTAGGCGCAGCGTTGTGTCTAGGATTTGGTCGGCGATTTCGTGCGTGTTTTGGGTCATTTTTGCTCTCTGATTTTGCGATCCCCGCCCTACATTCGCGGCGCGGCTTGATTGGGGTTGAAGTGACAGTAACGACACTTTGACACTAAATTCCTAATACTATGCCAGAGACTATATGCCCCAGCTATAATACAGCCCCATTATATACTCTCTTACCTCCTTATATCTAACTATATATTTAGTGTCACTTAGTGTACCTAAGTATATTATATTGTTGATATTGAAGGCGAAAACCCCGGTCACTAGGCCTCGTTTCTAGTGTCAGGTGGTACACTGGGCCAGTGTCACTCTATTTTAGAGAACTCGGACGACACTGCCAGAGGGATTACCCGGCCTTCCTTGCGTGCCTTTTTGGCTTCATCACTGACCTCGGGTAGTGACCCTGTGACACTTCGGCGGTATCCGCGTTTGCCGCCACTTCTGGCCCGCTCCCACCCCCATTTTTTGAGGATATCCCGGACCCGACGGGCCCCCCGATCATTGCCCCCTTTAACGACGTCAATCCCCAGCGCCCCGAGGAGCTCAGACTGTGTTACGATCTGCCCGTCGATCACGTCCTCGAGGATGGGTTCTAGCAGCGGCTCGAATGGGTCTTGGATCTCGAAATCAGAGGCACCTTTTTCGCGCTGGGCATCCTCCTCATCGGTCAGCCACCACAATTCCCCACGGTTGTATGCCTCCCGTGCCTCGGCAAGGATCTGGCGCCGTTCGACACGCAGGCGGGACAGGGGCGCCTTGTATTTCGCCGCCACAGGCCAGTAACGGCGCGATCCTGTGGGGTCGTTTAGGATCTCATCATCGTTGGTCGGCATAACGAATACGCACGCCCGGGCGAACGTCTGGACGTTGCGGCCGTAGGAGGGGCGGAATTTATCCACGCTGCGCGCCAGAAACCCTTTCAAGGCCCTGTGGTCCGCCTTGGTGACAATCTCCCCCTCTGACAGTTCCACGATCCACCGCCCGGCGATATTTTCGGGCGCCTCTTTGCGGGAGATCTCGCCCACATGGTCCGTAAACAGATCCCCCTCTCCTGCCAGCGTCTCAAAGAACTGGCTTTTGTTCATCCCCTGCCGCCCTGTGATCGCAAGCACCGTGTCGACCTTTACGGGCCGCTGTACTGTGGCGTGCCCCCGGGCCATCAGCGCCACCATGAATTTGCGCGCATAGGCCCGATGCAGCGGCGTGTCCTCGACCCCAAAGTAATCTGACAGCCACGTGTCGATCCTTGGCTTGCCGTCCCACTTGGGCAACCGGCTGATCATGTGGTGGACAGGCTGGACAGGGCGCGCTGCGGCCTCCATCGCCCGGCGAATGTGATCGATATGGAAGTGCGCAAAGATCGCATGGCCTCCTTTGCGCGCGCCCTGCACGGTCAACAGGACGCGGTACATGTCGGGGTCGGTCCACTCCTGCGGATACTCCAACACCTCGCCCGTATCCCAGTCTCTCAGGCGAACAAACGTGCCGGTGATCACGTTGCGACCGATGAAACCCTTGATGGCCGGCATATGCTCGACAACCCGCGTCGCGTTGGTGAAATTGGCAATCGCGCGCTTCACCTTTTTCTTGCCGGTGCCGACGTCCTCAGTGTCCAGACGCTCGAGGAACGCCCATTCGTCGACCGGCTCCTCATCCTCGACCGCCTCCCAGTCCCAGCCTGCCTGTTGCGCGTAATGGACCCACGACCCAAGGCCCGCCTTCGATCCCTTGCGCGCTGGACGCCCCCAAACGTCCTCGAACTTGTCCGCGTCGTGAGATCCGCCCTGCCACGATTTGCACCAGCCCTCGACCAGTTCCCGCACCTCATCAAGGCGATCAGGGTCGACGATTTCGTAATATTCCTTGGCCCCCCGGACCATTGCCAGCCACTCGTTGAAATCGTCAAATCGCTCATCGTTCTGGACGTTGCCGAGGATCTCCCGGAACGTCTCAACCTCAACCCGGCCATGCTCGAGCACCTGATCCGACACGTCGCCGCTGTCGACCTCATCATGGCGATCTGCGCCGCCATGCCGGTTGATCACCAGATCGAACAGGGCATCGTCGCGATCCTGCCCGTCCCTGATCTTGTTGAACGTCAGCGCGCAGGCCGCCCCCTTGGACGACACGAAAAACCCTACGTCGTTTTTCTCCCCGGCGTGGTAGCTATCATCCCCCCAGCCGCGCGGCATGAATACGCGAACGCCCGTGCCACTTGATGAGAACTCGACATAGGCCTCGCTTTCCTCGATCAGGGCCGCCAGTTCAAAATCGAGAATAACGCCGTCCTGCGCCACGTTGTCGAAGTCCAGCGCCACCAGCGCGCTATCCTCCCGGGCGAAATAGCCGAGGACATATTCCTCGACCCGGATCTCGGGCCCCGGTTTCTTGTCGTTCGCGATTTGATCCTGCCGCCGCTCCTCGGCCTTCCTGTTGATCGCGTCCAGCCCGCCCGGCCAGTCCGCAAAATCCCTCAAACGGCCCAACGCCTCGGATAGGGTGAAAGACGCGGCTTTGTCACGGTTGACCCAGATATACGGCTTGTCGCGCGCCACCGGGCGTTTCGGGCGCTTTCCGTTTTCGTCCGCTTCGCCGACGGCGAAGATCAGCCAATTGGCCTCTCCCGCTGCATCGGCAAAAACGCTTGGAATGTCTTGCGGGGTCGATATTTTGGGTTTAGACACAGGGGTAACACTCCATCTAGTGCGGTTCATAGGGGGGCCGCCACTGGCTGTTGAGTGACGGTTGAGGCCTCGGGTGTATTCCCGAGGCCTCTCACTTTAAAGGCCCATTATGGCCGGTCAATCTGCAGCGGAAACGGGCACCTGATCGCGGCTGGCGTGTCGTGCCATTCGGCGATTGCCTCTACCCAGTTCCGGGCGTTCTCCATCGGCGGATCGACATAGGCGTAAGCGGGGGCCCGGCGAGGCCCCCGGAACGTGATCAGGATCTTGCCGTCTGCGTTCGGGGCCAGAAACGCGGCGAACGCGATATCGTCGTTCAAGATATCCCATCGGTCGCTTTTGTGTCGGGTCCAGTTATGCTGCATCGAGCCGCACCTCCCGGCCGGTGATCTCGATCAGGTTGTCCAATGAGATCTGAATAGGGGGCGCCGCGATGATCTTACCGTTCACGATCTCGCGCAGCACCACGTAGAACCGCCGCACGCCTGACCCCTGCACTGCCACCCACTCGACCGGGGGCGCGTCCCTTGTGCGTTTGGCGCGAATGACGGTTCGGCGGATCTTGATGCCTGCCCGTAGCGCCTGCAGTTCATTGAACGTCTGCAGCACCAAAAGGCGGTGTTGCGTGGCGGCCGATAGGGCCGCCTTCGCTTTCTTTTCCGCCTCTATGGCGCCCCGGACGCGCCGCTCGATTGCGCTATCAGTCGTCATTGAACAGCGGCCCCTCGATATCAGACACAGCTGTAAGACTTACCACAAGCGGCCGCCTTCCCTGCCAGACCCTGTTCTTTGATGTTACATCCCGAACCGCAATTTCCCCGATCCAGCGACCACTTGGGCGATCCATGACGACCCGGAATTTCCTGCCCCACACTTCCACAGAGAAAATCGTCTTGCGCTCCTCGATCCCGGCCTCTGCCGCCAACGCCCGGTTATAGGCCGTCACTGCGTCCTGTCGGATGGCTGTTTTTGATCTCAGGGCCACCGTTGCCGCGTCTTCTGCGGCCCGCGCATCCTCTGCAATCGTTCTGAGTTCTTTGATATCCATAGGGGTTTCTCCTTAGTAAACGAGTTCGGTTTTCGGGCGGGTTGCCGCCACGTAGAGCGAGCGGTCGGAGAACTGCGCGAGTTCCTGCGCCGCGATAAACGCCCGGTGATAGCTGGACCCCTGCGACTTGTGACTTGTGATCGCGAACGGGTGCGCAAAGTTGAGGACGGTTCGATCCTTCAAATCAAAGAACGACGCCCACGCGGCTTTGCGGCTGTTGTTGAGAGCCTCATCGCCTTTGCGCCCGCGCCACTCCTCTTGCAGCGCCTGCGCGGTTTTGAGGCGCTGGGACAGTTCAACCCGGTAGGGGTTGCGGGGGTCCACCATATCGGCGCCAGAGAGGTATTCGACGTAAACCGTGCGCCCCGCCAGATTGCGCACCTTCACCAGCTGGCCCCACTCGCCAAACCCATCAATAGACAGGATCTCGAGTTGGTCCTGATTGGCGATCACCATGCCCGACTGATTGTGAAAGGCCGACTGCGCGATCACAACCTCACCCGGGGCGAACTCTGTCGCAGAGTGCCCGTAGACCCGCTGCGCGGCGGCCTCCTGCACGCGGTCGACTGTGGTGTTGCGGTAGCCGATGAAGACGGTCCAGTCCTCCTCGTTAAGGCTGGGACGCTCCACCTCCTCGATAAACTGAGACACGGCACGGGTGGAGCGTGTAAGGCCCGCCCCGGTCATGTTCGACCAGTCGTCGCCATCCAGCACGGCCCGGCCGAAATGCGGAATAGCGCTTTCCCCGCTCTGGCGCATGATCTCGGAGAGCTCCCGCCGGTTTACGATTGCATCCCACTTGATTTCCTGCGCCTTCACCGGCGGCAGTTGGTTCGGATCGCCAAGGATGAGGATTTTCGTGCCCACCTCTTTACAGGCCTTAGACAGGTCTTTCAGGTGCTGCCACGACAACATAGAAACCTCATCAATAACGATCCATTTCGGGCGCAACCGACCGATCAGGCCTTTGCCCACGCGGGCGAAAGATACCGTTTCGGCCGTCTGCTCATCATCGATTACAGGCCGCAGGCCCAGCGCCTGCTGCGTGGTGGTCAGCACCAGATTGCCGAGTTTGTGGTGATAGGCGTCAAACCCGATTTCGTAATCGGTCAGGCCGTTTTGTTCGAGAAACCGCCCCGCGATCCGCACAGCCTTCCACGTTGGCGCGAGCCAGAGCATTTCATCGACGGATTTAACGACGATCTCGCGAGTACCGCCGCCAACGGCAGGGACTTTGCGTTTGATCTTGGGGCGGATCACGTCCAACATGCGCCCCGAGGTGAAGGATTTCCCGGTTCCTGCAGGCCCGAATAGAGCAAAAAGCGTGCTCTCTGGGTTCTCTGCAAACTCGCTGAAATCATCGAATGCGGCCTGTTGGCCGGTGTTCAGTCCCATTGTCTAGCTCTCCTAAATCTAGCTGTTGCCTTTGCGGTGTGATCTGTATAACGTAACCTCATCTCGCAAGTCAACACAACGCAAAAGGAGAGCTAGACGATGCGCGTAAATATCGAACTGTATTCCGAGGAACTGACACAGGATGGCGTGGCCGCTCTGATCGCCCTGATCAACGGGCACAAGGGATCGCAGGTGAAGGTAATCACCGGCCGCGATGCGGCGGGCGAGGAAACGCCTGCGGACGACGACCCCACCACCTACGACCCCGCAGGCCGCACCTACGGCCAGAAGGGCGAAAAGTCGCGCCGTACCAAGGAAGAAATCAAACAGGACGACGATATCGCCGAACGCTGGGGCGCCCTGTGGCCGTCCAAGGATGTGCCCGAGAAGCCGGTCGGCGAGCTCGAGGACATTATCGCCAAGGCCGAGGCCCGGGAGGCTGACAAGGCGGAAGAAGAAGAAGGCGGTTTCGAGATCGACGGCACCGACGACGACGCGCTCGATCTCGAGGAGTTCCGGGCGATCATCGTCAAGCACTCCAAAGCCATTGGCGGCAAGAAACTCGGCTCCATCATGGCGCCGCACAAGAACCCCGCAGAAGTGCCCGAGGATGAGCGCCGGGCCTATGCCGACAAGATCATCGCAGCGGCGGCAAATGCCGCGTCCTGATGAGCTCACAGGCGTTTGTGTTGGTGGCCCTTTCGAGGGCCGCCAAATCACCACGCTATACGGCGACACATTCGTCGCCCCCGCTGCCCTGCCCGTCGCTACTGGCACGCAGGACAACCCCCTAACCCCTACTGAAACTGCGCGATTTGTGCGTTACCGATACCGCGCCCTGCGCCGCGACTTCGGGATCTGGGCCCCCGTGGAAATGACCACAACGGACGCCCTGCGCACGCTCATCGCTGCGTACCTTTCCCGAGGATAGGAGCACCTAAAATGGATAACGAATATGAAGAATGCGGAACCTGTGGCGGGGATGGTGAATGTCCGTTCTGTTCCCCCTGTGATGAGCCGCAGGAGGACTGCCCTTACTTGTGTGATGATGGTGTCTGCTCCGAATGTCACGGCGCCGGGGAGGTAGAACTGTGACCACGCAGAACGAAAAACCAAACAAGCCCCGGACGAAATGCCGGGTCAGAGACGGCCGGTTTGTGGAGCCCTGCGACATTCTCGCAAAGGCGGTAGACGTTTACGCGCCCGGCTTTTCCAGAGCCAAAGGGATCTTTGAACAGACCTACACCAACATGGAAACGGGCGAACCTTCCCGCACATTCTACGGCGTCAGGACCAAGGAATTTCCGAACGGCCTACTGTTCAATCTCTGCCCTTGGTGCGGCGAGCGGATCAGCGCGCCGTTTACCGCCTCCGACGAATAGCCGAATGGAGTATCAATTATGCAAGAAATGAAAGTAGGCGCCTTTATCGTATATGAAAGCGTTTTTAGTGGCCGCTGGGTTGTGCGCGAAATTGTCGGCGAAACCCGCGCCCTGTGGATCATTCGTAGAATTTTTCCTGATGGGGAGATGGTAGTCGGAAAGCGAGAGTATAGGCGCCGGAAAGACAGCCGCGAGTTCGCTTTGGTCTGTGCCACAGAAGAAAACGCATTCGCTCTGGCGCGGGATCTGACAGAAACCCATACCGATCTGATCGAGGCCCATAAAACCGCAGTGTCGGATATGATGGAGGCCGCGAAAACCAGTTCCTACGTCACAGGGGATCAAGATGCCAGCTAATCACGCCACAATCGGCCCGTCCTCGTTCTCTCGGGTCCGCAAATGCCCCGCCTCGCTCCATTTTTCTCAGGCGTTCCCGAATGAAACGAACGCCGCCGCTGAGGCAGGAACCGCCTGTCATGAGGCGGTCGAACGGATGCTCGACGGCGAGTTTATTGAGCCGGGGTTCGTCGCCGAAAACGGTATCGAGGTTGACGTCGAAATGTTCGAGCACGTCGAGCAAGTGTTCGACTGGGTGGTCGATCAGGAGTTTGATCGCATCTGGAATGAGGTTCGCGTCCCGGTCGGCGCCGCCCTCGGCATCAATGACCCCGATCTATTCTGGGGCACCTCGGACATTGTGGCCCTCAAAGGGACCGCGATCTATATCGTCGACGCAAAATTCGGCATCGTCCCGGTCGAGGTGCGCAAAGAGAACCCGGACACGGGCGAAGACGAACTGAATGATCAGGCCATGTGCTACCTTGTCGGCGCCCTGCGCGCCATCGGTGACAAGATCCCCGGCGAGTTTGATGAGATCCACCTTGCGATTATCCAGCCGCGTGCCGGGGGCGTGAAGCATACAACGGTTTCTTGGCAGGAGGTGGCCGAGTGGAAAAAAGAAGCCGTTGAGGCTGTCCGGCTTGCACTGTCTGACGACGCCCCGTTTAACCCCAGCGAAAGCGCGTGCCGCTTCTGCCCCGGCTCTGGATCATGCCGCGCGCAGGTGCTGGATGAGTTCCACGAAATCGAGGACGTCGACGACGTGGATCAGTTGACAGACGCAGAGCTCGCCGCATGGCTGGACAAGGCCGACCACATAGTCGCCACAGTGAAGGCCATGAAAGGTGCCGCTATGCGCCGCCTAGAAGCCGGGCGCAACATCCCCGGATGGGTACGCGAGCC